TCTGAGGATGTGTTGTAGGCTACGCCTGTTGTTCCTGATTGGGAAATAGAACCAATAGCCGTGCCTGCATATCGAAACACCGCAAACCACTGTCCGGAACCTATGCCGCTAGCGTGGCCAATAGCAATGTTTGAATTCCCTGAATCTGGAATCAAAGCCAAACCACCAGAAGATACACCAGTCGCAGTAGCCCCGACAAGCAAGTTGCCATCGTAGTCAATACGGGCGCGTTCGGTCATGCCGCCTGTATAAAAGCCAATGTAACCAGTACCGTCAGCAGAGCGTGTAAACAACTTTAAGCCACGGTTTGTAGCATCCGACATCATGCCAAGGCCATAAGAAGACCCAGTAAGGTATTGGAACTGAATTGTCTGGTCATCCTGAAATGGCGCAGCAATGTTGCCAGCAACATCCAGTTTTTCTCTTGGCGTCACCCCCAAGCCGAGGTTGCCGGAGGTGTCGAGGCGCATCTTTTCCACACCCGCAATACTCCAAGTCTGAACACCAAGTCCTGCATACGGAACATCGTAATCTACGCTGTCGTCATTTGAAGCCCGATTAAATGTGCTAATCAGCAGACCACGGCCATCATTCGCACCTGTAAATTGAGCCACCGCAGAGTTGAACGAACCGGAGCGAACGTCCAGCTTATAAGAAGGCGAACTCGTCCCAATACCTACGTTGCCGGATGAGTCCAGCGTCATGTTGATGGCTGGAGATGCGCCAGTACGGAAATACAGCGTATTCGCATACAGGTTCATCGTCCCATATGCGGATGTGCTGCGGTTGTAAACTTGGATAGCACCGTTTGAGCTTGTGAACTCAATACCTTGAGCGCCAGCATTGCTAACAACCAATTGAGCAGCAGGCGAACTCGTCCCAATACCCAGATTGCCAGCCGTGGTCAGTAACATTCCGCTACCAGAAGAAGCATCACCGTACATGATCAAGCCGCCAGAGCCAAGCACGCCGCTGCCGAATCGACCGTAGCCGTTTACATCCAGCGGGTACCCCGGCAAACTCGTCCCAATACCCAGACCTGTGCTGGTTAGGCGCATTTGTTCGGCGTTGGCAACATCAAAACGCATTGCTTGATTTGCGCCTAAATAATAAACAGCGCCGTCCGTAGTTCCGCTTCTTTTAAAAACAACACCGCTGTTGTTTGAAGAATTTGCGTCAATGTTTAAAAAAACATTTCCACCAGAATTTGTTAATCCCAAATTCGTCCCATCAAACGTCAGCGCAGACCCACTGGTGAGCACTTTGGAGCCGTTGAGGTAGGCAACGCCGTTAGCTGTGCCTCCAGACAGTGTGACAGAGCTTGATGCTGACAAAGTGGTGAAAGCACCAGCAGCAGGCGTCGTGCCACCAATCGCCGTTCCATCAATCGTACCGCCGTTAATATCAATATTATTAAAATCAGGAGTATTAGTTAAATCGGCATAGCTAATTAAAGCACCACCACCAGTTGTGCCGTCATGGGTATGACCAGTGCTTTCATTAAACGCAGCCTCAATAGCATTAAATTCACCATCTAAATCTGAAGCGTTAATGGTCTTTCCGTCTGCTATATTATCTGCTGTATCGTTTCTTGTATATCCTGCCATCATTATACCTTTATTTTGTTAGTTATACCACATTATCTTCTATCGTGCAACATATATTCAATCACAAAGTTGTCAATACTGAACGACGGAATATCTGTTGTGCATGAAATTTCAATAGCAGCAGAAAAACCACTACCAACAAGTTGTGATTCAAACACTTCGCCAATAGTGTCTCCATAAGACGCATTGATGTTTCCCATAGCAATTGCTGAAGGCTGAATTACACCAGCCTCATTGAAATCAAACACAATATTTGTTGTGAACTCAATATTATCTGTTGAAACATCTTTGTCACAATACACAGTAAGTTTTGTCAATGTTTTGCGAAGCTTTGGATCAGTGAATGTAAAGAACGGTGTTGAATATGATGCAGAGATAGCTGTACCATCAAATGTATTTCCAACATCCATCTCATAGATGTACGGATCACCAGAAGATGTTGCAAACAAAATCATATTTTTTTGAATATATGTCACATTACCAACATCTAACCCGTCCAAGATTGACCACTCAATAACACCAGCTTGATTAGAAGACTGAGTACCAATCAAACCATACGTTTCAAGATATTCGCCATTTGAGTCAGCGGCTTGTCTAAAAATACGGTATTGATTCTTTTCAGGAATTGCAACAGACACAAAGAATGGTTCCGTCTGTCCATAGTAATCAGGAGTTGAAAGAAGGTAATTAATTTCATTCTTGATTGAATTTGAAACAGATCCTAAGCTGAAGTTGCCATACGCATTTGTTGAAGACAGCATTCTGAAACCATCTTGACTCAAAAACATAATGTCACCGCCCATTTGCTGAACAGTATTACGATATGGACAACCAATATCCAATGTAAAAGGTTGCAATTGAAAATCAGCAGAGGTGCTACCTACCAGTGTCAAAATTCTATCAACACAGAATATAAATAACTGATCTTTAAATGATTTAACGGATGTAATGGTTGCTTCAATCTTAATAGCGCCAGCCCCATTAGCCGGATTAAAATCATATGGTGAATACGGAGCGCTAAAGTTTAGCGTATTTGTAGAATCGTCAACTAAAAATAACTGGTTCTTGTGATATGCAACAGGTCTGCCAACCATATTGGTATAGTATTGTTGGCTATATTGTTTAACATAAGTGCCAACAACAAACAAAGAATTGTTATAACTAAACACTGTCTCGTCATTGATTGTTACGTAATCAAATGTTGCCCTATTCATTTGAGCATTAGGATACCAATCAAAGCTTAACCAAGTAATTGTTGCATTGTCTGACGGGGATGAAGCAAGGGAAGAATATGTTGTAATCTCAGCAGCGCCTGTAGATTCATCATATGAATTAATTGAGTTAACTGTATAAATCTTGTCAACGCCATCAATCATGAAAGATTGACCTTGAACTGGTCTACGGTCAAGACCATCAATGTTAAAGGTGTCTCCGGTTTGACCAGCACCATTAATCTGAGGCGAGGTTCCATTCTTTAAATAGATATCGCTTGTAAATGAATATGCCTCAACCTTATATCCAGAATAGACATAATATGTCTTTGTCAACTCTCTAATTGCAGGATATGAACCTACAATTTTATTTCCAATAATAGAAAATGAATTGCTCTGTGTATTCAAAATGTTAACAAGCGCCTTACTTGCTGCGTTAGCCACAAGTGCAGGAGTAAATGTTAGCGTTGCCTCGTATGTTCCAGAACCACCCAACGAAATATTAGTAATGGTATAAGTGTTTCCACCAAGAGTAAATGAATCACCCTCAAGTGTGTGATATGTTGTACTCGGAAGATTGCCAATAGTGATAGAAGTTGCACCAGCAGTTGCAGCGTTTTGCAAATAGTATTTTCTGGTATTCGGTTGTTTAATTACAATTTCATTTTGGTCGTAGATCTTTGATGTTCCGTTAATTCTACGATACCCACCCTCAATAGTTGGTTCAAAATTAACCAAACTTCTAGCACTTCCCGGAACCTGAGAAGCCTGTTGCAGCGGTGACAGATTACTAATCATGCCTCCGCGACAATCAACAGGAAAGGATTGAATGTTGTCAGCCATTAAAATGTTCTCGAACCAGCAATAAATTGTGAGGCACGATTTGAAAGAAATGTTGATGTAACGTAGTTATAACGATTAATCAAAATAACTCGCATTCTTTTCATTTCGTCTTCAAAACGAGAAGCCGCAATAGAAGCACTTTGTTCGTTACCTCTAAACATATAAACATGATTCATTGCACCCTCCACAATGATGTGTTTAAATCTTTCAGGAATAGAAGGAACATCACTATACAATTCTAGATCAACAGGAACCCTATAGTATTCGTATACGAGCACATACGCTTGATCTGGAGCAGGGGCAATCAAAAACTCACCAGAAGGAGCTTGTGCAACGTATTTGGGAACACCTCTAACACTGGTGTCAGAGGTATATTCTTGTCCAACATAGTTTGCTAAATAGTCTTCATAAGTGATGCTTGTCAGACGAATCGTGCCATTACCAAACGTTGCATTTTCTTTAATTCTAAATGAGTCAAAATCAATAGTTGAAGCAATGGCAGGAAAGCCATATCTATTCTGACCAACAACCAATGCCTCTTCTTCTTCGGCGTGATTGAAAGGCCATTCAAAATGACGCTGATTGATTTCACGAATGGCAGCGTTTACAGAGTCTTTAATAACATTATAAAACCCTTTTGCCGCAGCAAAGTTAGAAGAGGTAAGTTCAACCTCATTCACTTTACGATTAACTGCGTTAACCAAACTTAGAAAGTTATACGCCATTATTGTTCCTTGATTCTAAGCTTAACAGATCTTTCAGCAACGCTTCCGTCACTGTCTGTAATTGAGCAATGGATTTTGTAATCTACATTATTTGTTCCCAAACCCAATACAAGTGTTGCAACAGTATCTGTATTTGTTGCTGAAACACGCTGCAATCCATTTACAACATCTGTATCATCCACCTCTGTTTTGACGCCATCGGCGTCAGCAATATACCAAGTAACACCAGTGATTGTTGCAGATCCTAAAAATCTAGACCAATCAACACTGTATGACAAAATTTCATCTTTATCTTTACTAGGCCATCTATATGTCATATTAACTCCAAGTTTCTGCCACAAGCATTCTTCTATCGTTTTCAGTTGACTTATACTCGACATAAACGGTTCTGTCTGGATAGGCATCAATATAAACTGTTCTATTAGGATAGGCATCAACATACACTGTCAATCTTCTATCATAATTTGATGCAATGTAGTTGAAAGAGGTTGTTGTGACTGAAACATCATCAATAGTAATTGCTGCTTCAACACCCGCTAGAGAAACATTAGCAAACCCAACAACATCAATGCTGTCAACTGAAAACGTTGCAGAAACACCAGAAGGCAACAAAACTGCCCCTGCACTAATATCTACAACTCCGTTAAAAGACTCAACGGTTGACGTTGTGATAACATCTGTCGTAGCACCAGCATTAACAACAATATCACCAACAAAAGAGGTAGCGTCTACCCCAGATACTAAAATATAGTTGACAGATCTTGTTGTTACTTCACCAACATTTGTTGTAATCTCAACACCATCTGGAACAACGGTTCCAACAGCAACAACACCAACACTACCATAAAGTGCAGTAGATGAAATGCCAACAACAACGTGTACAGAATCACCAATGATGATTACGCCACTGTTACTTGTAACACTAGCAGCTACACCATCTGGAACATGTGTTACGCTAGAAACGCCATAAACTGACGTTCCATAAACACCAACACCATAAACTGCACCAGAATATGTTGTTGAAGCCATTTAATTAATCAATTCTAACAATAGCGTTTGACGCATCAGCGGTCGGAAACTGAACAACAAAATCACCGTTTGTAGATGTTTTATCACCACCAAAAGAGATTACTGCAACGGCGTTCGTAGTGCCTGTGCCACCATCTGTTGT